CCAGATACGTTTAATCCACCAGAAAGTGATATGTTTGAAAGAGTATCTAGGTCTATTGAAGTATTATATAGCGGTGCTAAGGTTTTAGGAACTGATACTATGCTTAAATGGGGATTAGCTGAAAACATGTCAAGACCATATGCTGATACAACAAAAGTTGAAATGAATTATTCTATATGTGCACCACGTATGTACAAAGGTAGAATTGAATCAGTAGTGAGTAAGTGTGTAGGTTTTGCAGACATAATACAATTAACTCATTTAAAACTACAACAAGTTTTATCACGTATGGTACCAGATGGTGTATACTTAGATATGGACGGTTTAGCTGAAGTTGATTTAGGCGACGGTACAAATTATAATCCAGCTGAAGCATTAAATATGTATTTTCAAACTGGTAGTATTGTTGGTAGATCATTAACTCAAGATGGTGAGTTAAACAGAGGTAAAGTGCCTATTCAAGAACTACAAACAAGCAGTGGAGGTGCTAAAATACAAAGTTTAATACAAACGTATCAATATTATTTACAAATGATACGCGACGTAACCGGACTTAATGAAGCTAGAGATGGAAGTTTGCCTGATCGTAACACTTTAGTAGGATTACAAAAATTAGCCGCAAGCGCTTCTAATACAGCAACAAGACATATTAATCAGTCTAGCTTATACATAACGCTTAGAATGGCAGAAAATATAGCTTTAAAAATAGCTGACGCGTTAAGATTTCCTTTAACAGCAAACTCTTTAACTAACTCTATATCTACATTTAATGTTAAAACATTAGAAACACTAACAACATTAAACTTGCATGATTTTGGTATATTTCTAGAATTAGAACCAGATGAAGAAGAGCAGGCTAAATTAGAGCAAAATATACAAGTTGCATTACAAAACGGTGGTATAGACCTTGATGATGCTATTGATATTAGAAACATAAAGAATTTAAAGCTAGCAAATCAAATGCTTAAGATAAAACGCAAGAAAAAGCTAGCACAAGATCAAGCTAACCAACAAGCTAATATTCAAGCTCAAGCTTCTGCTCAAGCTGAAACAGCTGAAAAAACAGCTATGGCTGAAGTACAAAAACAAGAGGCAATATCAGGCTCTAAAGTACAATATGAACAAGCTAGAACTCAAATGGAAATACAAAAAATGGAAATTCAAGCAAAACTTGATCAACAAAAAATGCAACAACAGTTTCAATATGATATGCAATTGAAACAATTAGAAACAAAAACAATACAGCAAAAAGAAGCTGCTATAGAAGATCGTAAAGATAGAAGAACAAAGCTACAAGCTACTCAACAAAGTGAAATGATAACTCAAAGAAAAAACGATGGTTTACCAATAAACTTTGAACAACAGCAAGATGTAGATATGTTTATGTAGTCTTTATTTTAATTATTTAATTATATTATATTATGTCAGAAGAAATTAAAACAAATGAACCTGTTAAACAGGAAGGTGACTTTAAAATAAAAAAGAAAACACCTAAGAAATTAACTGAAACAAAAAACAACGTTACTAAAGTAAACATTAATCCTAAAGAACCTTTAATACCTATTGAAGATAATGTTACAAAAGTAGAAATTAAAAAAGAAGACGATGCCATTCAAATCGGAGAAACAGAGGAGGTATCTGTGGAAAAACCATCCGGAGATAGCACAAAGGTGGGAGAACCTGTACAAGAGTCCAACGAGACTGCTGAAGGGTTTTCTCCGATCACAGAAGTAACTGAAGAAAAAGTTAAAAAAGTTGAAGCTGAAGTTAAAGAAGCTATAAGAGATGAAAAAGTATTAGGTAAACCATTACCTGAAAATATTGAAAAGCTAGTTGCTTTTATGGAAGAGACTGGTGGTACAATAGAAGATTACACACGTTTAAATGCTGATTACTCTAGCATTGACGACGTTAGTTTACTAAAAGAGTATTATAAAAAAGAAAAACCTTATCTAGACACTTCAGATGTAGATCTTTTATTAGAAGATTTTATATTTGATGAAGAAGTAGATGAAGAGAAAGATATACGCAAGAAAAAGCTTGCGTTTAAAGAAGAAGTTGCAAAAGCCAAAACCTTTTTGGAAAATACTAAGAAAAAATACTACGACGAAATCAAGTTGAGACCCGGCGTAACTCAGGAGCAACAAAAAGCTATGGACTTTTTCAATCGATATAATAAGCAACAAGCACAAGCTAAGCAACAACATCAATTATTTAAAGATAATACTAAAAAACTTTTTAGCGATGATTTCAAAGGTTTTGATATCAAAGTAGGTGAAAAGACATATAAGTATAATATTCAAAATAAAGATAAAGTTGCAGAAAACCAATCAAACATTAACAATTTAGTCGGGAAGTTCCTTGACAGCGAAGGTAACGTTAGTGATACAAGTGGTTATCATAAAGCTATGTATGCTGCTGAAAACGTAGATAAAATAGCCGCTCATTTTTATGAACAAGGAAAAGCTGATGCTGTAAAAGACGTTATAGATAAATCTAAAAACCTAAGTGATACTAAAGCTAGAAAATCACAAGGTGAGGTTTTCTTAAATGGATTTAGAGTTAAAGCAATTTCTGGTGCTGATTCTACAAAACTAAAAATAAAAACAAGAAAATTTAACTAATTAAAAATTATTAATTATGAGTTTAACTCCTCAATTTGGTAGTTTAGTCCCTTCGCAAGCGCAAGAGATTTTAAACAGTAACTACCTACAATTCGATCAGGGAGGACCTGCTGGACCAGGAAATGGTGGTGACACTTTTGCGCAGCAATACTTACCTGAAATTTATGAACAAGAAGTAGAGCGTTATGGAAACAGAACGTTATCTGGATTCTTGAGAATGGTTGGCGCTGAAATGCCAATGACATCTGATCAAGTAATTTGGTCTGAGCAAAACAGATTACATATTAGCTATAAAGGCGTAGAAGTTGTTAACGCAGCTGGTACTACAAGTACTATTACTTTATTTGTAGCTGGTACTGCTGGCTTAGCTAACGTTATTTCGATCAATGATACTATTGTTTTCTTAAACCCTGTAACAGGCGAGGAAAGCAAAGCTATCGTACTTGACTCTGGTGCTTACGCTGGATCTGGTTTAGCTGCTGAAGACATCGTAGTACAGCCATTTGACAATGTACAAATTGGTGGTATTGCTGCTGGAGCTGCTGCTGCTACTGGTGCTAAAGTATTCGTTTATGGTTCTCAATATGCTAAAGGACAAGACATGAATGGAGCTTTTGCTGCAGGTGGTGCAAACCAAGCTAGAATTTCAGTTGAGCCTCAGTTTACACAGTATTTTAATTCACCAATTATCCTAAGAAGCCAATACGTAGTTAATGGTTCTGATATGGCTCAAATTGGTTGGGTTGAAGTTGCTACTGAAGACGGAACATCTGGATATTTATGGTATTTAAAAGCTGAGTCTGAAACAAGACTACGTTTTGAATTGACACTGTGGGTGGAGCAACAGAAAGAGGATCGCAAGGTCTTTTCGCTGCTATTGACGCTCGTGGTAATGTAGAAGTAGGATTTACTGCTGCTAACGGACTAGACGAATTTGACGCTATATTGAAAAATTTAGATACACAGGGTGCTATTGAAGAAAACATGCTTTTCTTAAACAGACAAACTGCTTTAGATTTTGATGATATGTTAGCTGCAATTTCTGGTGGTGCTGCAGGTGGTACTGCTTTTGGATTATTTGAAAACTCAGAAGAAATGGCATTGAACTTAGGGTTCAGCGGTTTCAGAAGAGGTTCTTATGATTTCTACAAAACTGACTGGAAATATTTGAACGATGCTTCTACTCGTGGAGGTATGAATGGTATTAATTCTATTGAAGGTGTATTAGTGCCTGCTGGAACTTCTACTGTTTACGATCAAGTATTAGGAACTAATATCCGTAGACCTTTCTTACATGTGCGTTATAGAGCTTCACAAGCTGACGACAGAAGAATGAAGTCTTGGTTAACTGGTTCTGCCGGTGGTGCATTTACATCTACTTTAGATGCTATGGAAGTAAACTTCCTATCTGAAAGATGTTTAGTAACACAAGCTGCTAACAACTTTGTATTATTCAAAGGAGTGTAATTACACAGGTAATGT